GACCAACTAAACCATGTTCAACTGTCAACTTTTCTGTGGACAACTTTGCTTCCTTATCTCGAACCATGAGAGTGCAAACTGATATACCACTTGGTGCATCCAAGGGTAGGAATTTCTTAATATTCTCTGTAAGATCAGGACATCTCTCCACAAAACATTCAACCATATCTAATCCATCAAATTGAATTGTATTCACATTCAATTCAGCAGTAAATTTAAACTTACTTGTTTTTAAATCACTGTTGCGAAACACTTCACCTTTGACGTATGGTAAAGGGGACTTTGACATGTCTGAACCTGGATAGAAAATGTGTAGTGGAAACCATACGTACCCCTTTTCTGGGTACACGATATTACATCCCGTGATCGATCCATCAGATCGTGTGAATGAACACCATCCCTGATTTTTCTGACCTGTTGCCAAAACATGTTCAGGTAATGCACCTTCAACTGAAGAACTGGCTTTCCAGCCAATTTGTTTCATCATATATCCAAACCAACTAGGCTGTGATTCAATGTCTTCAGGTGTCAATGACTGAGGTTTAGACTTTATCCTTGTCTCATTCCACATAGTTATTAGTTTTACACCAAGGGCTAACGTCGCTACAAACAACACACCTTTTGGAAATTTTCCATCTCTCACACGCTTTGCGTAATCTGGCAATGCGTCACGTTGTTTGACATAACGTTCTTGAATTTTCTTCATACGAACTTGGTGTAAAAAATACCCTATGCATGTTGTCGTCCACATTGACGCAACACCTGTGGCAGCAACTGCCTTACTACGACGGATGATCCCATAACCTAACATGGACAATCCAATAGCGCCCATAATTCGTACAGGACGTCTTATATCATAGTATGCTGCTCCACTTTGCCAAGCGTATACAGTTCTTTGAAATGTACGTGTTTTAAACAACCAATCCGGTGTTATTGCTACCAGTAATGGTGTTCCCTTTTCGTTCATTTCGTGTTGAATTTCACTAGCCAGCTGATTCGTGGCCATTGTTCTTATTGGCGCAAAACCTACGCACCAGTTTAATAAATCTACTGGGCGTGTCCATGACTTAATATATCCATCTATGGCTTGTTTTGCAGCATTCGTTGCCAC